GTTTCCCAGTCACGATCGGAGAGGAAATCCAACAGGTAGAAGAAAACAAACCGAAGAGGAGAAGGCTTTTAAGGCCCTCGCTCAAAGCCGTTCGGTGCAATGTTTAGAAGAAGTAATTCAGATAGCCGTATGTCCGGCCTCTAGCGTCCGTGACAAGCTCAAGGCGTGCGAAATGGTCATGGATAGGGCTTGGGGTAAGCCTGGACAACAGCTCGATGTGGAGGCTTCTGTGGCCCATATGGCCGATGAGCTAATCAACCGTCCTCCACGGCTAACAAGAGATGAATGGCTGAGGCAATACGGGAACAAGAAGCAGAACACGAACGGAGTCCACTGAGAGGCCTCTGGAAGCCTCAGGAGGGCCCACAATTATCTGCTATAGAAGCTAGTTGGGTTTACGAATTGCTCTATGGCGGGGCTCGTGGGGGCGCTAAGAGCATATTCCTGCTACTAGACTATCTTCAGGACGTTTCAACTTACGGTAAGGCTTGGCAAGGTCTTTTAGTTCGCGAAACTTATCCACAGCTAGAACAAATAATTAAAGATAGTTGGAAGATTTATCCACAGACGGGCGCTAAGTACTTCAAACAACCCAAGTATTGGGAGTGGCCAAACGGAGCACGCTTAAAATTCAAGAACATAGCTACGGTTGAGGATTGTGAGGACATTCAAGGCCATGCATACCCCTGGTGCGGGATAGACGAGGCAGGAAATTATGCAGACCCTGAGGTGTTTTTTAGGATTTTAGCGTGTTGTCGTAGCGGAGACGCCCCCATACCCACCTCTAGAATCAGGTTGACGGCTAACCCAGGTGGTAAGGGGCATCAATGGCTTAAGGCAAGGTACATCGACCATGCACCAAGAGGTTATCAGCCAACACCGACGCTAGCCGATAAGGGTGCCGTTCGTGAAAAGATGTTCATTCCGTCACGAATTACTGACAACAAGATACTAATGACCAATGACCCGTTTTATGTGGAAAACTTGAAGCAGCAGGCAAGCCCTGAGCTAGTAGAAGCTTGGTTGCATGGCTCATGGGACGTACAGATTTCGGCATATTTCAGCGAGTGGAGCCATGATAAGCATGTCGTTCCCAGGTTGATACTACCAGGGCACTTATATCGCTTCCGCTCATTTGACTGGGGCTCTGCAAAACCATTTGCAGTACACTGGTGGGCTGTATCTGATGGTGTGCCATTACAAACTACTGATGGTGGTCTTTTGTACCTTCAACGTGGGGCGTTAATATGTTACCGTGAGTGGTATGGGATGGAGCATGACCGACCGAATGTTGGTATCAGGCTTCGAAACGAGGATATAGCCGCAGGAATCTTAGCCCGTACACCGGACGAAGAGGAAATCGGCTTTACGACGACAGACAGTTTGCCGTTTCAAGATCGAGGTGGCCCCAAAATCGCAGAAGTATTTTATCGATGCGGAGTACCACTAAAACGAGGAGACACAGAACGTGTTTCAGGATGGCAGCAAGTTCGTTCTAGACTTGTTGGCACTCGTATGGGCCCCCTTATTGTGTTTACGGAAGATTGCCCGCACATGATAAGAACCCTACCAGCGCTACAACCAGATAGGCACAACCTTGAAGACGTTGACTCAGACCTTGAGGATCACGCACCAGACGGAGCCCGCCTAGCTTGTAAAGAACGACCTGTTGTACGAAAGCAAAGGATGCCTGCACAAATAAAACCTTTGAACCAGACGACATTTAATGAGCTACTCGAGTACGACGAACTCCTCCGAGACGAATGAAACCGTTGAAGTCCTAGACAAGGACGGTATTCCAAAGAAGAACGCTAGATTTTGGGTTGATCAAATATCAGCTGCATTTGATGAACGTGAGTTCTTTGCCATGCACGGTAAGGACGCTTACGACGAATACATCTTTGCGGCGGCACAAAAGAAAAACTACCAGTGGGATAGAGCGAGAAATCAGCATTTTGCTATTTACTGGTCAAGCCTTCAAACGGTAGCACCTAGCATCTATAGCCAGACACCCGTTGTGTTGGTTAAGCGTAGAAATGAGACGGATCAGGATCATGTGGGCCGTGTAGCGTCTCTAATTGCTGAGCGCTTTTTACGTTGCCTTGTTGACTATAGTCCATTCGATAACGTGATGGACAAAGTAGTGCTTGATTACTTAGTGCCAGGTTGGGGGTGCCCAAGGGTACGAGTTGTTGATGCGCCAGATCCAAGCCAGATGGTAGAGCCTGAATGGGTTCCATGGGACTCAATGGTTCACACACCAGGAGCACGATGCTATGAACAAGTTTGGTGGCGTGGCTTCATTGATTATTTCGATAGAGAAACGTTCCGTAGTCGATTCGTTGAAAATTCAGAACGTGAAATCGACATGAAGAAGATTCCGTTTAAGTACTCATCTCGTCAAGCCGATCCAGAGAATCCAGAAGCCGATTACGAGCATGGCGAAGATGCCCAAGGTGAGTTCGCTCGTGTTGTTGAGATTTGGGACTTTAGAGACCAAACCGTAACCTGGATTTGCCCTGATTGTGCTGAATATATCCTAGACAGAAAGAGCGATATCTACGGCCTCAGAAAGTTCTATCCAGCTCCTGAGCCTATAGCTGTTACAACCTCTGATAGACACATCTACCCAATTCCTGAGTACGTACAGATTCGTTCTCAGCTAGAAAGCATGAACTTCATATCAAACCGTATATGGAGGTTAACAAGAGCGTTAAGAGCACGAGGCTTTTACGATACTAACCAGAAGGAAATCAAACGCTTAACTCGTGAAACGGATGATGCTGATTTAATTGGTGTTGAAAATTGGATTCAGTTAGTTGAAAAAGGTGGGTTAAACTCAGTTATTCAGTGGGCCGATAATTCGGTTATTTCGAATGCACTGCTGCAAGCCTATGAAGCTTTTGAACGACTTAAGAACCTGATTTATGAAACTACTGGTAATAGTGATGTCATGCGTGGCGTTGTGGATCCTAGAGAATCTGCCAGGGGAACCGCGACAAAAGACCGAATGCTTTCGACTCGAAATGCGAAAAAGTCGCGAGACGTCCAAAGAATAGCTAGAGACCTTATTGAGCTAATGGGCGACTTAGCCTTTGGTGTCATGGATGACAATACAATTTTGAACATGGCTGGTGTTCAATTTTTGTCTCAAGAAGACCAAATGCTTATCCCTAATGCTATGCAACTTTTGCGGGATGATAAGTTTAGAGCCTTTAGAGTTTGCATAGAGACTGATTCAACCGTTGCTATTCAAAGTGAGACTGACAAGTTGTTGCGTCTTGAGTTAGTTGATGTGCTCGGCAACTTTACAGATAGAATTGCTCAAATCGCAGCTACTGTTCCAGAGCTATGCCCGATGATGATGGACACAATGCTTTATGCAATTCGTGGCCTTCGTCAAACTGATGCACTAGAGGCTAGCATTGAGTCAGCGATGAACGCATTCAAAGAGTCCCAGAACGCTCCACAGCCAGAGCCTCCACCAGATACGAAGATGATGGAAATTCAGATGAAAGGTCAGATCGAAAGCATGAAGTTAGAGCTTGAGAAGATGAAGCTTGACCTTGAAGGTGAAAAGCAGGCCTTGGCAGCTGAGAAGCAGGCCCATGAGCTTGATATGGATAGAGACAAGATTGCTATTGATGCTGAAAAGCTTGCTGTTGAGCGAGAAAAGCTTGAGCTTGATGCTGAAAAAGCACTCCTTGAAGCTGACATCGCCGAGGCTAAACTAGACATGGATGCTACTAGCAAAAATGACACTATGATGCGGCTACCATTAGAGGGCGGTATTGATGCATGGGTAGGAGCAAGTGGCTCTAGGCCCCCTAGTGGCGATGACGACGATGAGCCCAAAGCTCCGCTAAGAATAGAAAGAGTACCTACTCGTGTTACCTGGACTGAAGACGGCGCTATTATCACACCTATGGAAGAAGAGATAGAGCAATGAAAAAGGGTGAGTACGTTGTAAAGAAGTACAAGGTAGATGAGTTTACCTGTGTAGCAAAACTAAACACGGGTGTTGAAGTAATTATTGAGGATTACACAAAGGAAGTAGATTCGAAGGGGCTGGTTGCAGTACCCCAAAAAGTATTTAGAAGGCTTCATCCAAAAACCGGTAGGCAAGACTGTCACATGGTAATGAGTGGGCCTGTTAAAACTAAACCAAAACAATTAATAGGGGTTTAATATGGCTAGCGGTGTTTATAACCAATTTAAAACTGAGCTCATGAACAAGGTCTATGACCTAGAAGCTGACACTGTTCGTGTTGCTCTTTATGACAACTCGCACTCATTTAATGCTGATAACACTGGTTACACTGCAACAAATGAGATTACCGGAACGGGGTATACTGCTAAAGGGGAGGCGCTGGCTTCTAAGGCTGTAACTCAAGATGATACAGATGACGAAGGCGTTTTCGATGCTGCTGATCTTCAGTGGACTAGTTCTTCGTTTACTGCTTATCACGCAGTTATTTTTGATGACACCCCAACTTCTCCGG